ATCTTTTTAATATCAATGTCCTTGTTACCAAAAATAAACGGTTCGTTTCCATCATACTGCTGATACAGGTTAATCATAGTTAACCGCTGGTTTTCGTCACACGCAATCATTACAGGTGTTTTCTGTGCCTTAATGTTAACGTCAACTGTTCTATCACACTCATATAGCCGTCTTGCAAACAATTCGATGTCATTAATACAATTTGTATGAATGATATTGTTAAAGATGATAACACTATCTTTCTCATTTAGGTTGCGATTATACCCGTTACTAGCATATGCCGTTCTAATTGTTGGAATACGGTAAACGTCAAGATTTCCACCAATCATAGTCTGCAAGCACAAATGGCCCATTACTTCATCATTGAAGAAAACCGCCATACCATCTGTAAACAGAGTATACTCTAAGAACCTAGCATCTACAGTTTCAGGTAGGTTTTTCCATTCAAACATGGAAATTGATAACTCCATCAACCTATTAAAATAGTGATTGTAGGTTCTGCGGTTAAGTTCAGCACTCTCCCATCGTTTCTTTTTACGTCTAGCCAACTTCATTCACCCCCGTCCCCACGGAATTATCCAGTTCATAGTGGGCAACCTCGCTTCCATTTCTCCAGAATGTAACACCGTTATCATATACAGATTTAATCTTAACCATATCATTCGCAGGGATAGAACCTGTGATGTTCACTCCAATAGTTTTCACATAGTTCCAATGTCTGCGGCTGCTGATGTTCGGTTTCTTTACTCTGTGGCATGGATAACCATATACATTCCAGTATTCGTCAATTATCTCAGCAAATTCCGGTCTGATGTGCATATGCATGAAAGCAAAGTCCTTAATTCCAACTGCAACCATAGCACTGTTACCCTGTGTGTTGTTTGCTTGGTCTGGTAAGGTTAAGTGTGTTACCACACTGGAAAGCTGATTTGCAATCATTAACGCTCCGCCAACTAAAGCAAAAGGAAAAGCAGCAGCACCAGCACTAACTGAGCCAGCAGCGATAGCAGCCGTTGTTGCAGCAGATGTACCAGCGATAGAACTAGCAACACTAGCCGAGCCGATAGCAGCAGCACCACCAGCGACATTGAACAGAGTCCCTAATGCATTCTGAGCAAGCCACGCTTTGAACGCATCTGTATTGTATGAACACTGAGGGAAACCTTCCATAACCATTTTTTCGTTATAGTTTGCTTCCACACCCTTGTACTTCTTAGGGTACAGGAAAATCTGTGGATTGCACGACATATCTCCAGCAAGACCGAAATCACAGTTGTCACTCTGGAAGTACTCATACGGAAAAGCCGCGCCACTTCCATTCAGGTTAGTAACATAAAGGAAATTGTATGGGTAGGTGTATAGTTTGTTGTTCTTTACACTTTTGTAATTTCCAATCCCACCAGTGATTCTCTTTGATTTCGATATATCTACAGTAGCAGCCCCCTCTCCACGTTTTCTAACAAACGCTGACGGCATCATAAATACTGACACAATTCCACTTGCTTTATTCTCATTTACTGCCTTATTGATAAACGAATTAACACTGGTATAGTCGTTTGCATCAAACACGTTGTAATATAACCCGGAATAGATGCCAGAGTACATACCCCCTGCAACATCGCCTAGGGCTGAATCGAATGTTGAAGCTACTACGATAGAATACGCACCCATCTTGTTTGTTCCGTCAAAATCATCTGAAACGTATTCACCAGTCTCCAGATTGTCAGGAATTAAATTGTCTCCGGGGGAATCCGTCACACTGTGTTCACGCTCAACAAAGGATTCCTGAACCGTGTAATCAAAATACCACGTCTGCATAACGTCCAATTCATAAGTTATGTGTGCTGTGTTGTCGTTTACATACTCAACATTTGTGATGAACGCATAGAACCAACGGTTTCCATAGGCTGAGTTTTTAAACATGATATAGTTGCAATCAAAAAGATTGTCAGCCAGTAAACCAACTCTGAGAACATTATCTTTTCTGATATAGCTGTACTCAGTAAGTGTGTACTTCTTTAACCCTGCAAAATAGCTAGCCTGTTCTGTGGTAGAGTTAAAATGAATCGTGTGCTGATAGGAATTGTCAAGCGGTACGCCGCGTAAAATATGAATAATTGAGTTTGGTGCAATATACATATTATAATTCCTTTCTATAAAGAGGTAGGTCAGTTAACCCACCTCTTATTCTGTGTTACTGGACAGTAATTGTAGCTGTACCTTTCTTTGAGGTATCAAATGTAGAAGTAGCCGTAATCGTAGCAGCTCCCATGGGTGCTGTGCTAAGAATTGTAACCTTTCCAGACGCGTCAACTACAACGCCATCTTTATTGGAAGACCAAGTTACGCTCTTCGGCGCAAAGTTTGTTGTATCTACATTTGCATTAAGCTGTACACTCTGACCTTTGCTAATTGTGGTTGCAGCTGGCGAAACTGTAATATTTACTACGGTAGGCTGCCCCGGAATAAACAGAGCGTTGTTAGCAAACGGGGAAACAGAGAATGTTTTCCAAACGTGATACCAGTAGTTCCAGTACAGACCCTCACCATTGTACTGCTCAGTGAAGTTCTGATAGTTATCAAAAATCATGAACCAATCTTTGTCCACGATAACTGCCGGGATGTTGTCCAGAGCGTTTAAGGTGTCCTGGTCGATTTCTTGATATGTTGTGTCGTCCTTGAAAAGTTCAGCAAGACGAGCAGTATCTAAGGAACCGAAAGAATCGGCAAGTACTCTACGTCCGGCGAACTCTGCTTTATTCATATTGAACGCAGCTGCCAGAACCTCAACGTCCATAGTTGCATCAAACTTACTGTTCACAATCATGTATTGGTCTTCTTTCTTTGAGTAGGTAGTTACACCAGCTAAGTTGTAATCAGCGGAAGCAAAGGTGAATAGGTTTGAAATCCCTTTCACAGCTGATACAATGGTTTTCATGTTCTCGCTAGATACTGTTGGAATCTGAACGGGATACATATGCCCATCAACGATATGACGGGCAAGCAGATATTTCATGGTTTGGAACTCGTCATAATTGGCACCTGTGTACATTGCATCAACGATTTTAGCAATCAGGTCGGTGATGCCCTGCCAAGAAAGGAAAGCCTGTCTAAGTTGGTCATTTGAGATTGTAGCTTTGTAGTACTTCTGATAATTCATAATGTGAAAAGCTGCTCGAACGTCCGGGATTTCACGTTTGAACACGTTAGTTTCTGCGACTGCTGGGTCAAACTGGAAAGGCTCTGCAATGTTTACAAATACCTCTTCAATGGTTTCACCGAACTCCAGCATACCACGTTTGAAAAAAGCCCACGGGTTATCGTACATTTTGGAAGTGAGAAGAACACGTCCGATTCTGTTTACCAGAGCGTTAAGGAATTCGTTCTGCAATGCAGGGTAGTCCATGATAACAGCTCCGATAGTGCGAATAGATTCTGCGTTTGGTGTAGCTTTAGGAACGTAATCACGGTAGTTCTGTGATGCGTTCTCTCTGATAACATTTAAGATGTCAACAGAGGAGTTGGTTAAAGTTTTTACTGTTGGTTTAGTAGGCATCTTTTATCCCTCTCTTTCTTTAAATAATTCTGCGAATGACTTAGGCGCCCCGTCATCGATGATATCTTCTTTCTGTTCTTCGATAATTTTATCAGGTGTGTTTGATGGATTTACAAAACGTTCTGTATATCTTCTTCGCCAGCTAGCGTCATTCTCTTCATATTTTGTTTTCCAGTCTCCGGAAGATGTGATACGCTCTTCGAAGTCTGAAACTGTGTCGTTTAGATTTTCAATGAAAGCAATCTGTTCATCTGTATTGTTTTCACCAAAAATCTCTCTCACTCCTGCAATGAGTTCTTCTCTGGAAATAATCATCAGTCAATCACCTCTTCCCACATGGAACTGTCAAACAGTTCGGAAAGGCGTAAGGATAATGGGTGGTTTGGTGACAACATGATGATGCCGTTGTGGATAATCAGTGTAAATCCGCGTTTGTGTAAATATTTACCGTCTTTAAATGGCATGCTGTTCTTCCTCCTGTTCTGTTGGTTCGTCTGAAATAATTTCTGGTATTACGGTTGGGTGTCTGAGAAATAGTTTGGGTTGGGGATACCACCGATTTCCTCAACTAAAATCTCAATAGCATTTTTTTCATCTTCATTAGGCCAATATGTTATAGTAAATTCGTTTGGAGATGTTCCGTTTATTATAGGGAACTCGATTGACTGTGTCATGTTAATTGCATTTGAAGCAATATAGCCAAGTTCACTAACCGTAGCTCCTCCATTGGGACCTTTAATCTTCATTTTTTTAATTCCAACCGGAGTCGTTATTTTTGAATGTGTAGGGTATTTTTTTTGCATAAAATTGAATAATAAACGCATGTTTTTTCACCTCTTTTTTCTAACCATCAACCATACTGGCATACTAGCAACCCACTCTCCGCCATTCTGCGGTGGGTTTTCCGGTGGTACAAACTCATTGTTATACCACTTTAACCAGTATTCAGCATTCTGTCCTCTCTCTGGTTGATTCTGATTTTTTGGTCTTTCAAAGTTCTTTAGAAAAGCATCTGCAAGATACGATGGTTCTTTCATACTTGACACAAACTGAGGGAATGTTTCCGGGTAGGTTGATGTAGGAATCCATTGACCTGTTGGCACTGTCTGATTAACAAGCCAGTCAAGTTGACCGTAGCCATCGTCAATCTCGTACCCGTTAGCTGTTGCCCAATTCGTGTATTTGGTTGACGGAGTCCACTGAAACAAACCGAAACCTAAGTTTGGGTTCACAGTTAAGTTCTGCCACAAGCCGGGATTAACTGAACTCTCGCCTAGGGTGTAAGGTCCACCAGCGTTACCTATAATTCCAGCGATAGCGTTTTCCGTGAAACCCTCTTTCAGTAACGTGTCGAAAATAATCGTGGCATTGTTCTGCATCTCTCCAATGGTCAAGTAACGATTTCCCTTAATCCAATCTGAGACTGCTCCGGTTTCCCACCGCCACAACTGCAACCAGTTACCCCGGCTGTCGTTTGCGTTAATGGATACCTGTTCCTCTAACGGAACTTTTGCTGTATGCGCACCCATCGTGCGTGTACCGTCAAAAGCCATTTCGGTGTGACCTGTTCGAATGAGAATATCGCCGGGTTTCCAGTTTTCACTTGGTGAATGTAGCACAAAACCTAGTTTCTTCAAAACACCTGCCATAGTACTAGTAGTAAACGGCCATGTGCTGTTATTGTTTGCTTTAACACACTCAAACCCACCAGCCAGCAAGCTATACCAGATAAATGAACTACAATCATAGTATGTAATTCCGTTTACAATTTTCTGATTCCTGTAATTCTGACTGTACCCAATGTTAGGTTTTGCACAAGTTTCAACCGCCCACTCATAAGCTTTCTGAATACTAGGCATCAGTCACCATACCTTTCTAAGATTCTCATCAACTCGTTTACACAGGCTTGGACGGTAACTGGATTGTAACCGGCTTTTTTAAGTTTTTCTCTCCGTTCTGTTCCGTTACCGTACTGTCCTGCGATAACCAGTAATGCCGCTGATACTGTACTTGGTAAATTAATTGCTGCTACATTCATTGTTGATTCTCACCTCTAATTTTGTTGCAAGGGTTGTCAATGCCTTTGTGTTATTGTCCAAAGCTTCCGTCATTGCTTTCATTTCTTCCTTATGAAGTTCGTCTGTTTTCACCAACTTCCAGAACAAAGCCGCGCAGCATACAATGGGGAAACCTAGACTTCCAATTACCTGAGTAATCATATTGACTGTTTCCATTCGCATCACCTCTCTTTCATTTAACAATATTGTAACATTTTTGTTGCAAAAAGTCAATAGTTGTGTTATAATTGTAATAAAGAAAAGAGGTGAAATTTTATTTCATGGGTGAATACTATGACGGAACAAAACTTTTATCATTGGAAGATTTAAACGGAAACAAACCTGAACTTTATCTGGTAACGACAAATAGAACGGGTGGAAAAACGACTTACTTTGGAAGGTATTGTATAAACCAGTTTAAGAAAGGTAAGGGGAAGTTTGCGTTAATATATCGGTATAATTATGAGTTGGACGACTGCGCCGATAAATTCTTTAAAGACTTATCTGGGCTTTTCTTTCCCAACTCCGTTATGGAAAGCAAGCGGAAAGCCAGCGGAATTTACCATGAACTCTTTCTTGATGAAGAACCTTGCGGATACGCAATGTCTCTTAATTCAGCTGACCAGCTGAAAAAATACTCCCACCTATTTTCTGACGTGGAACGTATGATTTTTGATGAGTTCCAGAGTGAATCTAACCATTATTGTTCAGATGAAATCAGAAAGTTTATTTCTCTACATACCTCTGTTGCCAGAGGTCAGGGAAAGGCTACACGATATGTACCTGTGTTTATGCTTGGTAACACTGTATCAATTATCAATCCTTATTATGTTCAGCTTGGAATTTCAGAACGACTGAAAGATGATACGAAATTTTTGAGAGGAAATGGATATGTGTTGGAACAGGGATTCATTGAACATGCATCGCAAGCGCAAAAGGATAGCGGCTTTAACAAAGCTTTTTCTGGTAACAGTTATGTGGCTTATTCTTCTGAATGTGTCTACCTTAACGACAATAAAGCTTTCATTGCAAAACCTGTTGGAATTGGTAGATATCTTTGCACCATCAAATACAATGGGACTGACTACGGTGTGCGTGAGTATACTGAACAGGGTGTTATTTACGTTGATGATAGAGCTGATAATACTTTCAAAGTTAAGATAACTACAACTACTTATGACCATAATATTAATTATGTGATGTTGCAGAGGCATGATTTTTTCTTGTCACAGCTTCGATATTATTTTGAAAGAGGATGTTTCCGGTTTAAAGATTTAAAGTGTAAGGAAGCTATCATGAAAACTTTGTCTTATTAACATGGTATCTCCATCTGCTATTTATAATGGTAAGTCCGGGTTGCACAGGTGAAAGAAACTGCCGGGCAATTCTGTCGGTTATGCAAACCGCATTATAACACCAGATGCCCAGATATAGAAAAAAGCCCCTGCGGGGGCTTATTCTTTTAGATTTGCAACAAGGGTTCTAACAACTTCTAATAGTTCTATAACGTTGTAAGTAGGGTGCGCATGTAAAATCGATAATAACGTATCGATGTACGTAAGAATAAAATCAATCTCCTGTGCATTAATGGGTGCATTTTGCTGTTGCATTACACCGTATCTACTATTTAACATTATTTTTACTTTTTTCTTTGCTTCTTCCTCGTCCTTTTCAATCTGCTCAATACACATTCTAATGATTTCTGTATATTTATTCATATCATTACCTCATTTCATATGTTGTTTCACAAAGCAATGTTCCACCCTTAATTCTAACAGGTTGTAATTTACCGGGGACTTTTAGCCCAACCTTAAAATCGTCTAGGGTTCTTCTCTGTGATAAAAACTCTTTTTCCTCTTCCTCTTCTGTTTCATATTCCTCACCTGTGATAGAGGCGTTCAACAGCTTCTTACATTTATCTGGCATACCAGCACACTTGATATTATAGTATGGCTCTACTGGTTCCCCATCCTCAACCGTTACTTTCTCAATATAGGTTTTCTGTCTTGTGAATATGGCTTCACTCCACTCTGTTTCTAACTTCCAGTGGCAGAATTTTGTTGGGTGTATTGGTACACCGACTAGCTTATCTGGTGAACAGGTGCAATGGACGGAATCTGTGTCTGCGTACCGGAAGTACTCATAGTTCTTCTGAGCTGCTGTGATAGTAAAGTGTCGTGCGTAACTCGTTATCGCTGAGCCTATGGGGATGTATACTACTTTCTTATTATGCTCTTCCACGGTTACAAATGATACAGCATCGGTTTTCTCATTCAGATAACACATTTTGAATGAACTATCATCTGAGGTGGCTAGTTTTCCGTACAGATTGTTCAGGAATAACTTTGCTTCCGTTCTCTTCGCCCCTTTGCTGTTCATTTTGATTTCAGCATACTTATTTATGTACACATCAAATAACCCTTTCTCAGCGTAGAACCAACACCCGGAAAGAATCACAGTATTTACTAGGTGATAATGTTCTAACATCAAATAGTAATCTGTCATAGTCAGAGTTAGTTCTACGTTTGTTATTTTAACCTTACCGGTGTAATCTGTGTAGTACCTACTATATGTACCATCTTTACCTTTATAGTCAGATGTTCTCAAGCAGTCGTTACCTCTATACAGGGGGTTTCCTTTTATCTGGATAAATGGGAGCTTACCCTCTTTCAGATAAAATTCAGTACGGATTCTTATAAAGAAGTAGCGTTTCGGCAGCTTAGCATCTTCTGGTATATAATCGCCACTCCAGAATTTCGGTTTTCCTACAGGGTAGTAATTTCCTGAATCTGAGTGCATCACTGATGGGTATAAACTGTTTACGTCAGCTGTGCAGCCAGAACCTTGTAGTTTGCCTTGGTATTCTTCCCTAACATAACACCAACCTCCCTTATAGCTCTTCCTGATGTACTCATCTGCTGTGCTGTTACCGTAGATTTCTTTCGGTATCTCATATTCTTTCATGTTTGGGAAGAACATTTGGAAATCATCTTTTCCCATCATTTTTTTATATTCTTCCATGCAACATGCACCGATTGTTAGGGCAGTATGTCCGTCATCGAACATCAGTTCGATTGCCTCTTTTACTACTAAGACATCGTTTGCGATGTAGCGGCGTTCTTCGTCTGTGATTTCACACCCAGGAAAGCGAAAGCCCACATACTCCATAGACATCTTTTGATGCTTCGTGTGAAATGCTTTACCAATAGCAGCCACTGAAAATGGTAACAGTTTTAGGCTGTCCCGCATTTCAATGTAGTGTCCTCTGGTCTTTATGATGATTGTGTACCATTGCCCTTTGCCTGATATGCTATATTTGAATGTGTTGTTCTCCATATCCTTTTGCGGTACTGGTTCGTAACAGGTATCAGTAATTCTTTTGAACGCTTGCTTCATACCTAACCGTAGGAAGAAGTCTATCCAGAAAGAACCGTCAAATTTAAGGTTATGATAGTATATGATGATGTTGTCTTGTAACTTTGAAATGTAATTCCAAGTCTCATCTATGGAATGAAATATATTTACTTCTTCCGTGTTCAGTTCTACAACTGCCGATGCCCATACTTCTGTAGTTTCCTGACCTGGGTAAACTGTAGTCTCAAAGTCTCCAACAAAATATCTACTTTTACGGGTTCTCATAGTAACTGTCTATATCTTCGGCATCGTGCATATCTTGTACCATTACACCGTCTGGTTGTATCTGCTTATACAACCCAATAATAGAATGATTTACAACTTCTTCCTGTGAATCTTGTATAATGTCGTCTATTAATTCACCTATCCTTGTGTAGCGTTCATATAACATTTCATCATAAGCTTTGATTCCTAGTTCTCTTACTGCGCTATCTAATATTTGAATCATTCTCTGTTTATGTTCAACCAAAGATAGTCTTGTGCGTAATCTTGCTCGTTTATTCCAAAATTCTCTGTAGTCTGGCAAATTCTGTATGTATGAATATACTCTATCATATGCACGAACATTATACTTTTCTGATTGCTTCGAGGCTGCTCTTGCTTCTTTGACCGTGAACTCTTCTCCTGTTTCAACATGAACCGTTTTTATTCCGGATATCTTCTTCGCTCCTCTGATTCTGTTTAGTTTTTGATATAGTTTTTTGTAGTCTAACCTTTTTGATTCAACCTCTTTAATTGTTGGTAACTCTAATTCTACAAACTCAAAACCTTTACTTCTCAGTTCAGACCTGACAGACGATAGCCTTTTCCGCTCTTTCTGGTATAACTTTTTATAGTCTTTTTTCTGTCTCGCCATAATATCACACCTCCTCATTTTTGTTGAAAAAAAACACACTATCTCTGGATTGTAGGAAGAGGGTTGAGATAGTGTGTTTAATTGTATTACTTAACGTGATATAGGGTATTCTGGAAAATAACAGTAAACAATATTTAGTTTTGCATAGTCAATAGTTACATTTGCATCAAATGATTGAGCATGTGATGAACTGTCTACCTGTATAATTCTTGGAATCCAGTTTGTACACTTTCAACAGCCAATCTTCGTCACTTTCGTGCATATAGCTGTAAATGTCTTTAAAAGATTCAAAGAAACTATCGGAACTAGTCACATACTTGTTTCCTTCTTCGTCTGCTACAACGTATACCCGGTAATCCTTGTTATCAGATTTTTCGTTGTGTACTTCTACAACTGCGTAATAACTGGGCTTAAAAGTGATAGCACCGTCTTTTAATGCATCGTCCAGTTTGATACAGTCAGAGGTATCTTTCAGCATTACAGTTTCTTTCTTGCTCAATTCTTTTGATGCTTCGATAATTCTTGTTGAGTATCCTTCCATTTTTATTCTCTCCTTTTCTTTGTATTATTAGATTTCCTCTGCTTTTGTGCCGCGCGGTGAAAGAATCTGTGCGTGTGATACAAAATCTTCTTCGGGCATTCCATACAGTGTCTCCTTTTTGGAAACGACTGTACAAGACATAAACACCAGCTCTTTCCGGTCTTTGATTGCCCGTCTTGCTACGGTTTTAATAGTTGCAGAATCTTCTTTATAGTCTCCTGCGACTACTACTTCAACCGTCTCAAACGCTTCGGTGTCAGTGTTCGCACACTTGATTGCTAATGTAGATTCTGTTACGGTTCTTGTTACCATTGCTACTCTTGCCATTGTTTTTTTCTCCTTTTCTTGTTGTGAATTTTTATGCCAACCGTTTATGGGTTAGACCTTAATAAAATCAATACACTCTATTTCGATTATGCTTTTGTCAACTAAACATTCCATAACCTCAAATGGTATTTTCTTTGGCGCTTTAACAACAACTTGCATTTGCACACATTGTCCTTTGTTTAGGTAAACGTAGTGTGCACTACCGTCTAAGTAATAGACTGAGTGTATTATTGTGCTTGGTGTTTCTATAAATTGAAACATCATTTCTTTTAACATATATTCACCTGCTTTTGCATTTTCATCGGTTTACCTGTGAAATCCGAAAAAGTACCACTTGGACAAAGGTTTTCGTTGTTTATGAGGAGGCGAGGGTGAGCCAAACAGCGAGAAAAATACTCACCCTCTTTAAACATAATATGTACTTGTAGCCTGTCAAACGGGAATGGAGTTTTTTGTCCTGGGAACTAATTAGGTATTTTAACTCGCTCTTTCTTGGCTACAATTATATTATAGGGTATAATTATGAACAAACTATGAACAAAATGTTAATATTTAAAGAAAAGTTCGTTCAAAAACTTTTGGTATAGTCGAATGATTGTTGCGGATGTCCGAGCTGATGTTGCGTAACCACATGAAACTTCGTTCATTGTATATTGCACCGTTATGCGATGTGAGAAGTACCGTGTTTTGATGTCACAGTATATGCGGTATCCGTTGGCGAAGCATTTGACTTCACCTTTGATGATTTTCTTTAATCTGGTTTCAGTATTATGTGCTATGCATTGTATCATTTCAACTAATCCTCCTGTTCAAGATGTGCTAATAACGCCGTAAGCATATTATCATATTTTGTCCATTCTTCAACTGAGGTATACTCATAGCAATAATCGACTGCCATTTCTACCATATGAACAAAATCTTTTATTTCGTCTTTATTACCGATGACAGATACACAGCCTAAATTAATAATCATATTTTAACCTCCTAATTGTAAATTTCAAAGTCTGGCATAATAAGCACATGCAAATCATTAAACACTGTTTTTACTACTATTATATCATCTGATGAGCATATAGATGAAAACACAGTGTATTTATAATTCATAAGGGTATAACTTGTTATAGGTGTTAAACCATAAGCACGCTTAACAAAATCTACAACATCGGAACATTCAATAGTTATTGAACCGTCTAAATATAACGTCTTAACACGCGCCCCGTATTTCTCAAATAATTCTTTTTGTTTGTCTTTCATTTTGCTTCTCCTTTTTGTGGTTTGTTTGCTTGTTGCAAATGGTAGGCAGGGAGTTGAACCCTGCTATCCTCCTGTCGGTCTACCTAGCTGTCGATTTACGGTGTTGTCTTATACACTCCCGCACCTCTTTGATTTCTCTTATTCTCTTCAAATCATCCCAAACTACTAGACAACCACTACACGGCGCTAATCTTGTAAGTCTTTCTACTTCCATTATTTCTATTTCCAATTCGTCTGCACGTCTACTGTCGAAAACATCTGATTCATATAGGTCAATTTCTCTACACTTCAATAGCTCATACATAGAATGTAAATTAAGCACCTCGTTTTCGTTTACTCTGTACTTCTTCATGGCTCTTTATCCTTTCTTGTTGTGATTGTTTGCTTTACACTTCAATTCAGTTCTTGTCCTTGGCAGCTTACTACTCACCATATAAATGATTTCCAAAATAACCACATTCTACTAAGACAGCATATAAATCTGAATGCATTTTATAGAACGTTTCCTCTAAGTTAGGTAGGTTGTTTTTTCCACAATGCTCCATTGCAAAACCCACTGCTAGTAAAATATCACTAAGGCATTCTGGTGAAGCTTCTAAGTTGTATCCGTTCATTTTCACTTTCATGTTTGTACCTCCATTTTGTTGTATCTCTTTGTTATGTATATAGTATATCATTTGCATCACGTTTTGTCAATAGGTTTA